TTGCAACGTTGATTGTTGGTGCAGCTTGCGCAGCACCTGCCCCGATCAGCAGCCCGACGCCCAGAACCCCAGCAATAAGTCCCTTAACAAGCTTCATTCTGCATACTCCTTTCAAGACGCATCCTGAAGGATTATGCATGAACTTGCGATGAACGGCACTACACCCTCAACAGCCTGTACGGATCAAGCAGCCAGCGCGCCGACCGGTTTTCGAACAGCTCGGCAGTCGATTGTCGCTCGCGGTTTTCGTAAAGATCGCCAGCAATAAGCAGCACGGCCGCATCCACTTCGGCTTCAGCACCTGTCGGCACGGTGTCGCGGTTCATATATCGCAGAGCCGACCCTTGAGCGGCGGACAAATAACCTTCAAGCTCTGCGTCCTCATCATCGAATTGAATTCGAAGATGTCGCTTTAACCGATCAAGATCCACCGCCACGATCGAAGCCCTTCCGCTTGGCAGGCTCATCTGCGACACAGCCCAGCGCTCGCGCCACCTCGGCCATGCGACCAGTCACAGTATCGCCGACATCAAACTGGCGCGGATAAACCTCACCTTCAGGCACCGCCCTGAATGCCTTTGAAACACGCACTTCCATCAGCGCCTCCTATATGAAGGGGCGCCCGGAGGCGCCCCGTTACTATTCAGATTAAGGTGTCGGAGCCGTTGCGATCTTGTGGTAACGCAGGGCCGTCGGGTCGGTCACACCGCCGCCAACGCGCTTCGTGGTGTAGAACTGCACGAAAGGCTTGTTGGTATACGGATCGCGGAGGATGCGAACACCGGTGCGATCAACGACCAGATAGCCACGCTGGAAATCACCGAAAACAACCGGGATGGCGTCAGCGGCGATGTCCGGCATTGCAGCAAGCTCGCTGACCGGGAAGCCAAGGACTGTCGCTGGCTGGCCCAGAACCAGCCCCGGCTGCCAGATGTAATTGCCCTGACCATCCTTCAGCTTACGGATAGCGCCCTGCGTCTTGCGGTTCATTGCAAAACGCGCATTCGGGGTGCGCTCGCTAGGCAGGTCATAGACCAGATCAATAAGGCCATCGGTCGTGAGACCAGCTGCGTCACCGCTATTCACCGTCGGAATTGCGCCCCACGGGTGCGAATTCGCCGCCGTATAGGTCAGCAGACCCTTGGGCTTGTCGGTGCCATTTCCGGAAACGAACGCAATGCCTTCCTGATAGGCGAACTCAGTCTCGACTTCACCGGCAAGCCAGTTTTCGAGATTGATTTCGGAATCGTCCAGCAGGCGCTGCGTTGCCGCAGGATTCGCGTAGATTTCGCCGGTGTTGAACTTCACCTCGGCGAACTTTGCAGCCGGGGTTTCAGGACGCGCAGCGGTTTCACCTACCCAGCCCGAAGCCGTAGCGCGGTCGTTGTAGAGCTTGGAGAAGCCATTACCAGAAATCTGTATGACCGAAGCGATACCGCGCATCGGAGAAACGACCTTCAGCTTGTCGGTGATGGTGCGGTCCCATTCGGTCGGCGCCGTATAGCCGCCATCTTCTGGAACGGCGACGCTCATCGCGGCCTGTGGGTTGGCCTGAATGAATGCATCGATGCTTGCCTCATCGCCTTTGCGGAAGAAGCGGTCAAACGCCTTGGTGTATTCGGCGTTCTTGATGTCGCGAGCCGGGTGCGAGGCACCTGCCGTCTGCAAAGCAGCGAGCTTCTGGGCCTGCTCGTCGAGAGCCGCCTGAAGATCGCTGACAGTGGCATTGATGCGATCGACCTTTTCGGTTCGAACGACATCTTCCGTGCCCTTCTTTACGTCATTGAGCGCAGCGCTGTGTGTCAATCAGCATCCAAACGGGACCCCTTATCGGCGTCCAAAAAGTACCCCTCCTTTAAGTTGCAACGGTTAGCGCGCGGGGCCCTGTAGCTCTCAATTTAGCGCAAGGGCCGCGCGTGCGGATTGTTATTGTTCTTCGGCTTTAGCTTTGAGATCGATTTTTGAAGCGCCACGATTCATTTCCGGTTTCAATGATCTCGCAATGATGCGTCAGCCGGTCGAGCAGAGCGGCTGTCATTTTTGCGTCGCCGAAGACGGCCGGCCATTCGCCGAACGTCAGGTTTGTGGTGACGATGATCGAGGTCCGCTCATAGAGCCTGCTGATCAAATGGAAGAGAAGCTGGCCGCCGGCCTGGGCGAACGGAAGATAGCCCAGTTCGTCCATGATGACGAAGTCGAGCCTGGTGATGAAGTCGGCAAGACGGCCCTGCTTACCATTACGCGCCTCCGTCTCAAGCCGATTGACGAGATCGACGACGTTGTAGAAGCGCCCACGCGCGCCGTTGCGGATCAAGGCGCGGGCAAGTGCGATGGACAGGTGAGATTTTCCAGTGCCAGTTCCGCCAACAAGAACGATGTTGTGTTGCTCGGCAAGGAAAGCCCCGGTTGCGAGTTGACGCACCAGGCCTTCATTGACCGGGGTGCCGGCGAAGTCAAAGTCGTCGATATCCTTGGCCAGCGGCAGCTTTGCCACGGTGATCTGGTATTTGATCGAGCGAGCCTGTTTCTCGGCGATCTCCGATTGCAACAGGTCGCCAACGATGCGCGGTGGTTCGTGCTGTCGCTTGATGCCAGAGGCCATGATCTCGTCATAAGCGTTGCGCATGCCGTAAAGCTTCAGCGTGCTCATCATGTCGAAGATTTGGGATCGTTCCATATCAGCTTGCCCTCCTGAGGCTGTCGTAACGCGCACAATCGGCTAGAGGCTCATGGGTCAGGCGAAGCGCATCGGGGATGGAAAGGATGGCGGCCGGCTGTGGGTCACGCTTGCGAGCCAGAATGTTGATGATTACAGCGGCGGAGAATACGCCCTGATCGAGCGCCTCCTGGCAGGCCACCTCGACCGCAGGAAGACCGTCAATGCCGACACATTCGAGGATCGACACCATCTGCCTGTCCCCGTCATGCATGGCCTTGAGCTTCCGGCGCACATTTTCCATGGAAGCTGGTAAAACCCAGTCATGGAATGGCGCTCCATTCCTTAGCGCTCCCGGCTTGCGTGCCAGGACCGGAACATAATGCCATGGATTATAGATCGTCTCGCTACGGCCAAAGCGGCGTTCATGCCGCCCGATCTCGACCCCATTTTGCCGGATGACAATGCGATCGGCATAGGCATGGATCTCGGCCGGACGACCGACCGCGCTCGACAGTACCGAATATTTGTTATTGTCGAAACGCACGAGGCAGGTCTTGTCGATAGAGGCCTGTATAGCGTGGAAGCCATCGAACTTGCCGGGATAGCCGACCAGATGGGGCTTTTCCGTTTCGAACACATCCCAGATCGTGCGCTCCTTCTGATCGACATGCTTATGGGCACGCGCGTAGCTGATGCATTTGTCCAGCAGCCAGCCGTTCAGCTCATCGTAGGATTTAAAGCGCAGGCGCGGCGTGAAGAAGCGCTCCCGCACCAGATTAACCTGGTTCTCGACCTGGCCTTTCTCCCAGCCGGACGCAGGCGTGCAAGCCACAGGCTCGACCAGGTAATGGCTGCACATCTGCTGAAAGCGACGGTTGTATTGTCGTTCCTTGCCGACAAAGACCGTTTCCACCGCAGTCTTCATATTGTCGTAGATACCGCGTGTGCACGCCCCGCCGAAGAAGGCGAACGCCCGATCATGCGCGTCAAAGACCATTTCCTGTGTCTCGCGCGGATAGGCTCTGACATACATCATCCGGCTGTAGCAGAGCCGAACATGCGCAACCTTCACCTTTGTCGTCACACCGTTCAGCACGACAATCTCGTGGCTCCAGTCGAACTGGTAGGCTTCGCCCTGTGCGTAGTAGAGAGGTACGTAGGCTTCCGCTGTCACGGATCCGCGCTGCTTCGCCCAGGTGCGGGCGTAGCGCCGGACCGTGTCATAACCACCATCGTAGCCCAGATCGCGCAAATCCTCGAATATCCGGATCAGCGTCAACCGTTCACGCGACGGCTTGGCTTCATTGGCCAGCAGCATTCCATCGAGATCATCCCGCCAGGGACCGAGCTTTGGTTGAGGCTGACGGGACCGCTCGTATTTGAACTCTGTCTCTTCACTGCGCAGAACCTTCCGCACAACTTTCCGCGATATGCCCAACTCACGGCAGATCGCTTTGATCGATTTACCTTGCACATGCGCAAGCCGACGTATCTTTGAAATCGTCTCCACTACAAGCATCCAAATAGATAACCTCCGATTGAAAACCGAAGGTCATGTTACCCTCTAATAAGGGGTCCCGTTTGGATGCCGATAACCCCTAGCAAGGGGTCCTTATTCCACGCCGAATAACACCATAGAGAAAGACGTACGCACATTTTCCGCTCGCATCCTCTCCGCGCTTGAGCCATCCGTAGCGCGTTCGCAGGCGTTGGAGGAAGCCTTCAAGGCTGGTGCCGAATGGTGCAATCCAAGACGCAATCAACTTGTCCTTTACACCACGGTTGAGAAAGCGGCTAAAGCATACGCACTTTCCCTATCCTCCCCGGACCATGCCGACGCCGGTAAGGTCGAGGGGGATGGGTGGA